CATACTTGGAGCAAGTCCGTTTTGTATGTTATTGATGTGATAGTTAGAAACCTCTTCTTCTAACTCTGCATATTGCAATCCTCCTTGATAATCTGGAGTACTATAATAGTACATTCCTGCTTTGTAAGGTTTAACGTAAAGTATTTCAATGTTTTGAGGAACTTTAGAAACACCAAATGCTGATATTCTTTTTGGCTTATCACTTGGTTTTAAATCTGCCCAATTTGGATGATAATAATACGCTTGAACTTCTTTATCATTCTCTCCGCATTTTTCTGCTCTTAATGTTTCAACAGGTAAATGTTCTACTCTTACTATTTTCTTTTTATCTTTACTATAAGCAATTTGTAAGGCACATTGGCTGGTTAGTTTTAAATCATAGATAGCCCTTCTTAAAGTTTCTTTTTTTAGCAAAGAAATCATCATTGCATATTGTTCTGGCTTTCTTGCGCTATCTGTTGCATCTAAACCTCTACCAAATATCATTGAAGCCATAGCATTAATAATAGCACCATTTGTAGCACTACCATTATACCTATCAATTAAATATTGAAAGTAATTGTTATCTTCCCCAAAACCAACCCATTCTTTGTTTTTATCCTCTACAATTTTAGGGCTTGTATATGTGCTTAAATTAACAAAACTAATATTAGAATTGCTCTTTTTTGGTTGCGCTGGCTTTCTGTATTTATTTATATGTTTACTCATAATATTATAAAATCGTTATTAGCACTTTTTGAAACATACTCGTTTTTATTTACAGAATAATGTTCGTTGTTTAATTGACTTGTTGATTGTGCAGTACAAAATATTTTATCTCTATAAATTATATTAGAACTATTATTATCAATTACTTTTAAATCATAAAATCTGCCTTCTTTTAAATCAAAAACAGTTGTTAATTCAATATAATTTTTATTTACAACAGAAACAGGAGTTAAAGTAACTTCGGTGTTTGAACTATCATCCCTTAAAACAATTGTAACATCTGTACTATATACTCTTGGTATAATTTTAATAGTTTGTGGGTCTGTTGTCGGTAACAAATGCTTCATATATATATAATAACAAAACCTTGTATTTTTATTGTTTAAGTATTAAAAAAAGGATAATCAATTAAGACTATCCTTTTCAAATATTAAATTAAAATTAAAAGAACTATGCGTTAGGGTCTATTTGAGTAGCACTTGCTGCTGCAGTAATAATTGATGCAGTAACAAAATAAGCAGGTGCAGTTTCTTGACCTTCCATTGTTAAAGTGAATCCGCTTAAATCTCCCATAGCAGCACCACTTACAATTGTACCTCCTGTAACCTCTGCTCCGTTTTCTAAACCTACTAAAAAGAAATTACCATTATAATCTTCAACCGCAATGTGTGGTCTTGAAGCAGCTAATAGTTTTATTTCTTCTTGAGTTCCTTTATCTAAAGTAGTTAAAGTTAAGTTTAAAGTTTGTGTGTAAAATGTAGTTCCGTTTTCTCTTGAACTATTAATTGTTGTTTCTAAAGACGAATTTCCTTTGATATCGAATTTAAAAAAGTCAGGTGTTCCGCTAAAAGTAGTTATTTCTCCTGCAACAATAGTAGCATCTCCCAATGTACCATAATCTGCAAAATAAACCGCTTTTAAACCACCAACAGAGCTCTTACAAGGTAATGCTCTTCCAGATGTTAGTAAACAAGCCATATTATTATTTATTTTTTTTAGTGTTAATTAAAAAAGGGCAAGTAGATATTCTCTACCTACCCTTTATATTTATTTAAAAGCTAATTTTTAGTTAGCTCCGTTTGTGATTCCGTAAGTTACGATATCTTCAACAACTGCATATTGTACTGCTGCTGAATATCTCATAATAAATCTTACATTTTTTGAACCATCAATATCAGCCATATCTAAAACTTTCACTTCGTTGTGGTCTGCTAATAAACCTGTTCCAAAGAATAAGTTAGATTTCAAAGTAGCAATCATAGTATTGTTAGACATACCATTAACCATAGCAACTTTGATTCCATCAAAATACTCGATGTTGATATCTTGATTGTTTCCTTGAATGCTTCCGTTTGTAGCAGCTAATGCTCTTTTGTAAGCTCTAAATACGTTTTGAGAAACATAGATGTATAAATCTTCGTTACCATATAAAGCAGAAGGAATTGCATCAGCAACTTTTCCTAATTCAGCTACTACGTTAGCAGCAGTTACAGTAGCTCCTGCAACTTCTTGTGCAGCTGGCAAGTTAGCGTCAGCAGCTAATAAAGTTTCAAAACCATCAAATTCACCGTCTGCAACAGTTCCACTCCAGATATCTTGTTCAGTTTTTTCTGCAACTTTAGCAGCAATGTGTCCGATGAAATAATCAGAAAAAGTAGAAGGTAAGTTATCGTGAGATGAATATCCCATAGATACTGCTTCCCAGTCTGATTCAAATGGAGTTTTACACAATTCAAGGTTTACTTGTAATTGTTTAGGCTCAATGATTCTTTCTGTTAAAGTAACAGTTGATGTGTCAGAGAAATCACAAGTTGCGTTTGCAGTGATTCCGTCTAAAGATAATCTTTTTAGTACTTCTTTGTACTTTACATTTGGTTTAACCTCGATTAATCCGTTTGCGATTGTGTTCCCGCTTAATAACCCTGCTGATACATATTTAGATGCGAATTCCCCGCTGTATGAGCTTGTGATGCTTGTAGTTGTTGCCATTTTATTTACTTATTTGTTTAAAAATATTATTTAATACGTTATTCTTACCTTTTTGAGAGTAAAGGTTTAACTCTTTTTCACTTGTTTTGTTTTCTGGATTGTGATTGATTACCTCAACCTCGTCAGATGATAATTCAACAGAAACCTCTTCAACTTCTTTTACTTCTACTTTAGAAAGTTTTAATTCGTTGATTTCATTTCTTAATTTTTCAATTTCAGAGAAAAACATTTCTTCGCTAATTGACTTAACGACTTTTTTAGGCGATGCAGATTCAGTAGACATTTCTTCTTCTACAACCTCTTCTTCTTGAACAGGTGCTTCTGCTTCTTCTTCTTCAGATTCAGCCTCTTTAATTTCTCCGATAATACCCTCTTCCTCGATAACGATTACCATACCGTCTTCTGTTTTGTATTCTCCAACTGGAACTGCAACTCTTTCTTCATCTGCAACGACAAAGATTTCTGCACCAGCCTCAAATACTTCAGCTTCAAATACTGCACCATTATCAAGTTTCATTTGCTCTAACTTCACTTCTATTCCGAGTAAAGTACGAACTTTGTTTAATGTTTGATTTGTGTTCATAATTATATAATTGATTTACAGATTAATTTTGCATTTTTACTAATTATTATTTTCTTCTTTTTTATAAATACTACCTATTCCTTGCTTCCAATATTCAGGCGCTTTGCATTTCTTTTCATCACAATGGTTAATAGTATATGTGTTCTTACATTTACAATATTTAGCCCTCATTATTTAAGTTTTAATTCTAATAAAACATCTGTGAATAATTCTCTTTCAAAAGCAATAAATTCATTTTCGTTTATAAATGACCAAACGTCTGATATTTGAGTGTCTACCGCAGCAGGTAAACTTGATGTTAGTTGTTTATAATCTCCTAAAACTTTAAACCATTCTGTTGTGTTAACAAAGTCCGATGCAGAAGGAGCAGACAAAAAGTTTAATACTACGTTTGCAGAAAAAGAGCCGTCTTTATTTACTGTAAAAACAATATTATCTAAACCCGTTGCCAATTTCATTCCTTGACTTGCTTCTATTGTAAAAATATTAGGCAATTGAAAGTTTAATCCTCTATGTGTTGTTAATCTCATTATTCTGATAGTATTTTAGTTAGTTCTTTTATTAATTTTTCGTCTTCTGATAAATCCTCTTTAGCCTCTTCGTTTGGTCTTTCCATTTTATCAGCAAAATAACCTTCAATTGAAAAGCCTTTTACTCTACCAGTCTTTACATAGTCATTCCAAATCTCATCATTGTTTACTTTAACACTACCCATCCAAGTTCCAACAGGTACATCTAAACCATATAATGCGGTTTTATCTTTGGCTTTATCTTCTACAATCCAACTTTCAACTAATGTTAAACCTTGTAGTTGTTTATCGTGTTCTAATGTAGATTGCGATTGATTACCATTTTGTAAATACATTTGAGATGCTTTTAAGACAGTATCTTTTGAAAAGAATATATAATACTCATCTTCTCCGTTTCTTCTGTATATAGGCTTCTTTGGTATTAATAAAGCACCCATTAATAAACGTTTCTCTTTGCTTATTTCAGCAAGTTTTATTTCTTGGTTATTTAGTGCTATAAAGTCTGATTCAATAGCAGGATTTTCCACAACAGAAATTGCTTCTACTCCTATTGCTTCATCTCCATCTAAAATAAGTTCAATCATTTTCATAATTATATAATATTTTTTTATTAATATTTTGTATTTTTAAATACTTGCACCTTCAACAATATTTCTATCCATACTTTGTGCAGTACTTACATCGTTCGCTACAACATATGCTTTAACAGGCTCTTTTGATTGACCTCCTATTGCATCAGCTAATTGATTAGTATCACTTGCACCAACTACATTAAATGCAGGTGGAATACTTGGAGCAGAGCCATTACTACCTTTAGATATACCGCCAACAGAAGCACCACCACCACCTCCAGCATTTGGTGTTTTAACTGAAGTAATTTTTCTAACAGTTGCCATACCACTTGTAATTGCAGCACCTGCAGCAGCGAAACCTAAAGCTGGTCCAATAAAAGGTATTCCAGCTAAAGATTTATATGAGTCCGTTGCTGATTGATATGTGCTTATTGTTGCATTTGCTATTGCAGCAGCTTTACCAGCGGCACTTTCTTCACCTAAAATAGTAGTTAAATCAGATAACCCTTGTTGAACAATTTTTGTCTTTTCTTCAATAGTTAATTTTTCCCAATCAATTTCATTTTTAGATTTTTGTTCTGATAATTTATTTAAAGCATCTGTTTTAGCAGCCTCTAATCCTTCTGTTACTAAACCTTTTGCTTTTGCTAATGCTATTAATTTATCATAATGCTCTGCTGTTTTTTCAATCTCTAATAGTCTACGTTCTTCTTCTGTAACTGCTTCAGCATCTCTTATTTGTTCTTTTAAGTCTGCTAATTCTTTAGCTTTTTCATTTTCTTTATCTTGTTTTGCTTTTTT